GATCCAATTGAAAGTGTTAAGAAAATGTATAAGGAGAAGGTTAATGGATCAGATTATTAAATGTTTATTACTTAAGAATGGTGATTTGTTAATATCTCAAATCATGGAGGTTGATACCGAACTCGGTGGCCCTGATTGTAAGATGATTAAACCATATAAGATGGTAAAGGAAGATAATGAGTATAAATTAGAAACTTGGTTAGATTTTACATCACAAAATGAAATGATGATACATTCTGATAGTATTCTTACCATAGTTACTCCAACACCTGCTATACTATCAGAGTATGTTGATTTGATTGCCTGATGAGATTTTATACTAATGTTCAATTAGTTGGAAATAATTTTTTAGTTCGTGGTTATGAAAATGGCAAACACTTCATGACACGAGAGACTTTTTCTCCTACTCTTTTCGTCCCTTCAAAAAGAAAAACAAAATATAAAACTCTTACTGGAGATCCAGTTGAACCAATCAGACCCGGTTTAGTTCGTGACTGTCGTGAATTTATCAAGAAGTATGACGGTGTACAGAATTTTGATGTTTATGGAAATGACAGATATATCTATCAATACATCTCAGAGATGTATCCAGAACCAGAAGTTAAGTTTGATATAAGTAAAATTAAATTAACTACTCTTGATATAGAGGTTAAATCAGAGAATGGATTCCCTGATGTAGAATCTGCTGCAGAGGAAATACTACTCATATCAATACAGGATTATACAACAAAACAAATTCGCACATGGGGTCAAGGCCCATTCAATAACAAACAAGATAATGTCATTTACAAGGGATATGATTCAGAGTATGAACTTCTAAATGCTTTTATCAACTGGTGGATGATCGAAGATAATACACCAGAAGTTATTACTGGTTGGAACAGTAAGTTGTATGATATTCCATATCTTTGTCGTCGTATTGACAGAATACTTGGTGAGAAACTGAAGAAGAGAATGTCACCTTGGGGTCTTGTAACTGAAGAAGAAACATTTATTGCAGGTCGTAAACATATTTCATATGATATTGGTGGAGTATCACAGTTAGACTATCTTGATTTGTATAAGAAGTTTACATACAAAGCACAAGAGTCATATCGTTTGGATTATATTGCAAGTGTTGAACTTGGACAAAAGAAACTTGACCATTCAGAGTTTGATACATTCAAAGACTTCTATACAAAAGGTTGGCAGAAGTTTGTAGAATACAACATCATTGACGTAGAATTGGTTGACCGTCTTGAGGATAAGATGAAGTTGATTGAACTTGCCTTGACGATGGCATACGATGCAAAGGTTAACTATGAAGATGTATTCTATCAGGTAAGAATGTGGGATACAATAATTTACAACTATCTTAAAAGAAGAAACATTGTTATACCACCAAAGAATCGCTCAGATAAGTCCGATAAGTATGCAGGTGCATATGTTAAAGAACCAATACCTGGCAAATATGATTGGGTGGTATCTTTTGACTTGAATAGTCTATATCCACATTTGATAATGCAATATAATATTTCTCCAGAGACTTTACTAGATACAAAACATCCATCTGTCACTGTTGATAAAATTCTTGAAGAGGATATAACATTTGAAATGTATAAAGATAATGCTGTTTGTGCAAATGGTGCAATGTATCGTAAGGATGTTCGTGGGTTCTTACCAGAACTTATGGAGAAGATGTACAATGAAAGAGTCATCTTCAAAAAGCGAATGATTACTGCAAAGAAGAAGTATGAAAAGACCCCAACAAAAAATCTTGAAAAGGAAATTGCAAGATGTAACAATATTCAGATGGCAAAAAAGATTTCCCTTAACTCTGCTTATGGTGCTATTGGTAATCAATATTTTCGCTATTACAAACTTGCCAACGCAGAAGCTATTACACTATCTGGTCAGGTTTCTATTCGTTGGATAGAAAACCGCATGAACAAGTATCTAAACAAAATTTTAAAAACGGAGAATGAAGACTATGTTATTGCCAGCGATACTGATTCCATCTATCTTAATTTGGGTCCTTTGGTTGAAACTGTATACAAAGGGAGAGAGACGACTAATGAAAGCATTGTGTCGTTCCTTAATAAGATCTGTGAGATGGAACTTGAAAAGTATATTACGAGTTCTTATGAAACGTTGGCGAACTACGTAAATGCTTATGACCAAAAGATGTTTATGAAGCGAGAGAACATCGCAGACCGTGGTATATGGACAGCAAAGAAAAGATATATTCTGAATGTGTGGGATAGTGAAGGAGTTAGATATGAAGATGCAAAGTTAAAGATTATGGGAATAGAGGCAGTTAAATCCTCTACACCTGCACCTTGTCGAGATATGATTAAGGATGGATTGAAAGTAATGATGAGTGGAACTGAAGATGAGATGATAGATTATATTGATAGTTGTCGAACTAAATTTAAATCATTATCACCAGAAGAAATATCATTTCCTCGCACTGCATCAAATGTAGTTAAGTATAAAGGAACTAATAACATATATGAGAAGGGAACACCAATGCACGTTCGTGGTGCTCTCCTATATAATTTTTACGTTAAAGAGAAGAAACTCGATAAGAAGTATGCATACATTCAGAATGGTGAGAAGATTAAGTTCTGCTATCTAAAGAATCCAAATCCAATTCGTGAGAATGTAATGTCATTCATTCAAGATTTTCCAAAGGAACTTAATCTTGAAAAGTTTATTGATTATGATACTCAGTTTGATAAAGCATTCCTTGATCCAATGAAAGCTGTATTGAATGCAATTGGTTGGTCAGATGAAAAAAAGATTACTTTAGAAAGTTTTTTCTCCTGATTGCCAAAAATAGAATATGATGTTATAATGTGTATACTTAAACTTTTATTATGGATTTACCAATCGACAACGAAGAATTAAAAGAGTTGATGGATGCATTGAATGAATCAAATCATCCAGATGCAATGAAGAGACAGTTTCGTAATGAGTTGCATAGAAAGTTGAGATTAACTAAATTCTTGATGGACGAAGGGTATCCACATAAGAAAGTTCTCCGAGAAGTATTCGACATTGTAGCATAGTATGGATTTTTTAAAAGAAATAGTAAAAGAGATAGGTGATGACTACACCCAAATTGCCTCCGAAATCGACGAAAACGAACGATTCATCGACACAGGATCATATATCTTTAATGCAGTGGTTAGCGGTTCCATTTATGGTGGTGTTTCTAGTAATAAGATCACTGCCATCGCTGGTGAAAGCTCTACTGGAAAGACTTATTTTTCCTTGGCTGTTGTCAAAAACTTTTTGGACACTAACCCTGATGGGTATTGTCTCTATTTTGACACTGAAGCAGCCGTCAATAAAGGATTACTGGAGTCTCGTGGAGTTGATACGACACGGTTGGTTGTTGTGAATGTCGTAACAATTGAAGAGTTTAGAGGTAAAGCATTAAAGGCAGTTGATATATACTTAAAATCAGATGAAGAAAGTCGTAAACCTTGTATGTTTGTACTTGATTCATTAGGTATGCTTTCTACAGAGAAAGAAATAAATGATGTATTAAATGATAAACAAGTCCGTGATATGACTAAATCACAACTTGTTAAAGGTGCATTCCGTATGCTTACCCTCAAGTTAGGTCAGGCAAATATTCCACTTATAGTTACAAATCACACTTATGATGTCATCGGAGCTTATGTACCAACTAAAGAAATGGGAGGAGGTAGTGGACTCAAATATGCAGCGTCTACGATCATTTATCTCAGCAAGAAAAAAGAAAAGGATGGCAAGGAAGTCATCGGAAACATTATCAAAGCAAAGACTCATAAATCACGTTTAAGTAAAGAAAACAAAACTGTTGAGATTCGTTTGTATTATGATGAACGAGGTCTAGACAAATATTATGGTCTTCTTGAACTTGGAGAACTTGGTGGTCTCTGGAAGAATGTTGCTGGTAGATATGAAATGAATGGTAAGAAAGTATATGGTAAAGAAATATATAAAAATCCTGACAAGTATTTTACTGATGATATAATGAAGAAATTAGATGATATTGCTGTTGAAGAGTATAGTTATGGTTCTTTGTAAGTATAGTATATTACCAACAAATTTGTGCGATTATCTAATTAATGTTTATGAAACAAATTCTGATAATCTTGAAAGAGTTGACAATGAATCAAAACCAACATTTACACAATTAAATTTAAACAGATATCATCCTAAAGTTATATCTAATCTTTGTAATTATTTTTCTACAGCGTTAGATAATTATAAGAAAGATATATCATCAGCAAAATACTTACCCAAAGTTAAATATATCGAAGAATTTAGAATTAAAAAATATGAAGTCGGTGGAGTAGATCGTTTTGATGAACACGTAGATGTGATTAATCACAAGTCAGCTAAAAGATGTCTTGCAATGTTATTTTATTTGAATAATGTTGCAGAAGGTGGTAAAACTATTTTTCCACATCACCATAAAGAGTTTACTCCTGTTAGAGGATCTGTTATAATATTTCCACCAACATGGGAATATCCACATTTGGGAGAACCACCAATAAGTAATCCCAAATACATTCATAATTTCACCTCC